CCCGGCCGCGAAAGGTTGACAGAGTATGCACCGCAAATATTACCCGTTTACCATTGCCGGAGATCTTAAAAAAGAGTATGTACGGCATATGGTAGCAGATTTTGAAACGTGTTTTAATGAGAGCCGCGACGACGTACGCGTATGGGCGTGGGGTTTAGCAGATATATTTACAGAGGATTTCGAACACGGACCCGATATAAATAGCTTTTTAGGTCGCATTCTTAACGATAAATTCGTTTATGATATAGGCTTTCATAATTTAAAATTTGATGGAAATTACATATTACCACAGCTTTATAAAGACGGTTACGAATATATGCATAACCGATTATTTATGAACGCTTGGAAAAGCGGCGAGGATCTTACCGGGAAATTTACACATAGTATTAGCGACAACGGCCAATTTTATAATATTGTCGTAATGAAAAAGAAAAAAGCAGCGCAGAACGTTCCCGCGTTCGTTTATTTTTGGGATACTATGAAACTATTTCCGGAGAGTTTAAAAAGAGTAGGAGAGCAATATAACAGCAAGCATTTTAAACTTGAAGAGGACAGTAAATTTTACGAAGCAACGCGCCCGGAAGGCCACGTATTAACCGCAGAAGAGCTTTTATATTTACGTGAAGACTGTTTAACGCTTGCAGAGGCCTTGCGCGTACAAATTGAGAAATACGGTAAGATCTACCGTACGCGAGCGTCAAAGGCTTTTGGATTTTTCAAGGAATGCTGCGTGCTGCAAGACGAAAAAACCAACGTATACGATCAGCGCTACGTTGGCACGAAGGAATTTATAATACCGCGTATTGAAGGCTATGAAGATCTTGCCGGAATGAAATTTAAATATTTGCCGACTAAAGCGAAAAAAGAGTTAATTAAGCAAAAGTTAATACCGGCGTTTGATTATCATATACCGAATTTTGAAACGTGGAGCAATATTAAAGCAGCGTATCACGGCGGGATCTCATACGTACAACCGGAATATCAAGAAAAGAGCATAGAAGACCATATAACGGTTATTGACGTTAATTCTATGTATCCGTGGGTTATGAAATATAAAAATATCCCTTACGGCCGTTTTGAGCTCCGACAAGGGGAACCAAAAGAAAATACCGGCGCGTGGATTGCGTGCGCCCGTGTTAGCTTTAAATTGCGGGATCCGTGGCGGCTGCCGTGCATACAGATTAAAAGCAAGTACGGCCGGGAGTGGCTGCGCTGCTCTTCCGATTATAAGAAATTAGGCGTAGAGGATCCATATAACGACGATATTATATGGTTTACGTCTGCCGATTATGAAACGTTTCAAGAGAGTTATAATTTTACCGTTCATAAGTGGATAGAGTATTACTATTTTCCATTGATCGGTAGAATGGACGGAGAGCGCTTTATTGATAAATATTATAATGCAAAGCAAGACGCGCAGCACCGCGCCGACCTTGTGAAATTAAAGCACGGCGGCGAAAAAGCGTTATTTTTGCAAGATCCCGAATATATACGGGCTATGCTTGACCGCACAGAAGCAAAAGTAATTATGAATAGTGCATACGGCAAGCACGGGACGAAATACGTATTATTAAATCAAGATACGGCGTATATACCCGGTGAGCCGTTACAATTTCCTCTTGATAAGACGATCTTTAATGCAGAGCCGGAAGACCCGTCGCATTATTATATACCGTACGCGGCTTTTGTAACGTCATACGCGCGTCAATTACTTGTTACGACGTGGAATGCCTTCAAGGGTCGCGCGGTTTATTGCGATACGGATAGTATACACTTTATCGGAACGCCGCAAGATATTCCGGAGAGCTTACAAGATCGCGTAGATTGGAACGGATCCGGGGCGCTTGGTCTATGGGGTTTTGAAGGTGAATTTATCGCGGGTCGATATATCCGCGCAAAAACCTATATTGAAGTAGATAGCGACTATAAGCCGCACGTAACGTGCGCGGGCGCACCTCCGGCCGTAAAGGCGTTAATGGATTGGGAAACGTTCCGCGTAGGGTTTAACGCGTGGGAGATCGCTATTAAACGCGGTTTAGATCCACACGAATATAGCAAGCTAACGCCAAAGCGCTACCCGTCCGGGGTACACTTGGAGCCGGTCAATTTCGAAATAAAGCCGGTATTGCTGCGGGCTGTCTAATTGTAAACAAAATATTAAGATTACAAAAAACTGTTGACAAATTATTGTAATCTTGATATAATGGTTACAGTCGATAGGGACACACGGCAACGACCGCCCGCGACGATATAGGGAGCCCACCTATGGAGAACATTAAAAAACAACTTGAAAAAGAAATTGAATTTATAGCACTTCCACACGTTCAAAGAGTTAAAATGAAGAAATATGAAAAATTTAAAGAAATTATTGAGTTTTTAGGACGCTGTGAAATGCTCACAGTACCAGAAAAGCAAGCGTATTTAAATCGTGCTGTATCGGCAATATTTACAGATTGCGAGGATTGAAAAAATGGTTGTTTATGAAGTAGTTTCAAAATGGTACGGTGATGGAAAGTGTATAGTATCTTTTCACACCTACGAAATGAAGAGCAAGCCGGAAAATAAAGTTATTGAGCGTGTTAATAGTGAAACATATCACGACTATTTTACGAACAAAAAGATAGCCAAAGAATTTTATTCCATGGCGAAGAAAATAGGAAAGTAAAAAGCGCCCTACGGGGCGCGCATGGGGTGCATAAGTGGGGCGCGGGTTTCAAGGGATCCGGCTGCGGGTGCAATTCCCGCCAACCCTAATATTTTAAAAGGCCACGTTTCGGCCGAAGGAGAAACAATGGAAACGAAGAGAGTAAAAGTGTACGTGAAGCAGCGCAAGACGTCCGACGGGCGTACGTTCAACGTCTACAAGGCAGTAACGAAGAATAACCGCCTTATTGACTGCAAGTTTAAAAAGGACGTTGTAAACGTCCCCACGGTCGATAGTTATTTGACTATTGCAGTAGATCAAATGAATATCGCGAAAAATACTGAATTTCCGGTGCTGTGGGTTTCTGCTATTGAGAACGTAGAGCCAATTAACGGCGAGATCAGCGAAGAGCAGCGCCAGCGCAACGCGGAGCAGATCAACGATTATTTTGATTAAAGCCCTCCACGGCGGCACCGTGTGCCGCCGTTTTTTCATTGTGGGAAGAAATGTTATAAAATGGGAAGGAATGTTATATAGTGGAAATGTATTATAATATCGCGGGGCTGCTTTCGCAGCGCTGCGTATTAAATTTCGTTATTGGCAACCGTGGCGGCGGTAAAACCTTTTCCGGGAAAAGACTTTGCATAAATAGATTTAAGAAGACCGGAGCGCAATTCGTATGGATCCGACGTTATCAAACGGAAATTGACACGCTAACGGACTTTTTTGCAGACGTAGCGCCCTTTTACCCGGACGACGAATTAAGCGTGAAGGGAGATACGTTATACGTAAACGGGGAGCCGGCCGGATGGCTTATTGCGTTAACAAAATCTATGCAGCTAAAGTCTGTAGCCTTTCCAAACGTGCGTACAATTATTTTTGATGAATTTATCATAGATAAAGGCAAGATCGGATATTTGAAAAATGAAGTACAAGTATTTTTAGAGCTTTTCGAAACGGTCGCCCGTATGCGTGATAATGTTACGGCTATATTTTTCGGTAACGCTATTTCCGTCGTAAATCCTTATTTTGTATATTTTAACGTGGTGCCGGATCTCAATAAACGTTTTACGCGTTGCGATCAAGTCTGTATCGAATTTTATTTTAACGAGCATTTTATAGCAGAAAAGAAAAAGACCCGGTTTGGCCGACTGATCGAGGGTACAAAATACGGTGATTATAATATGCTTAATAAATTTTTACGTGATACAGATAGCTTTTTGATCCCGGAGCGCCCCGCCGGCGCAAATCTCAAAATATATCAATTCATTATTGACGGGGAGCGCTTTTCATTGTGGCAAGATACCCGGCGCGGGGAGTGGTATATAAATAACGAATATGAAGCGAATTTCGGCACCTATCGAACGTGGATAACAAATCCCGCAGATATGGAAGACAACGACAAAAGCCATATTTTATTAAAGAAAAACAGCGCGATTGTGAAGCGGCTGCGGGAAGTGGTAGAGCGTGGAGATCTTTATTATAATAATCAGAATACAAAGCAAAAATTTTTCGAAATCTTGTTGACAATTTAATGTTATTTTGTTATAATAATTTTGCGGGTGGATCCGCGCCGGAGCACTTAAAACGTACCGCGCTAATGGGCTAACGGGTAGAACCGTTTTAGCCGGTATCGGTTTAGTCAACCGACCTTTTAAGCCCGGCAGCCGATCATAAAACGCCCGCACTCATAGAAATCACCTCAATAAATTTCTAAAACTGTTAAACGATCTCCAATGAAAAAAGACCCCGCGCGGATCTCCGCGCGGGGCTTTTTTCTTTATTCGATTTTTACGAAATGAAATTTAACGTTTGAAGTGTCAACGCTTGCGGCCGGTGCAACGTATTCGTAACCGGAGCCGGTGTCGGTGATCGTAACGCCGTCTATTTTTGCATCCCATTGTTGCAAATCTCTGCCGTTTAGTAAATTCCAAACGTGCGGCACGTATAATTCATCCGTAGCGTAACCGCCCGCCCAAATAGCGTATAGCGTATCATACGCCCCTATGACGTTATCCGGATACGTGGAAACGGCCGCAGCATAACGGGAATTATTAACGATCAAATTATAATAATCCGCGACGCTATCCGCAAGACTATCATACGCGCGGAAATTTGCTACGGTGTTATATGCTTCACCGTCCGCAACTTCCCAAGTATCAGCTACAAATACTTTACCCGTCCAGGATCCGCCCGCCTTAATACCGAAAAATGCGTTTGCTTTCGTCATTAAAGAGGACGTACCCCACCCGGTTTCGTGTGCGCTCTGCGCGATACAAACAGACGGGACAACAAAGCCCGCGCCCGCTTGTATGCGCCTATTGCACTCATTAACGGCCAAATTTCCAAGCGTTTTAATAAAAGATACGATTTCGGAGCTTGTTGCCATTGTTTAACCTCACTTCACTTCAATGTAGAGATCTGCCGAAATAGCGGGAATTGTAATTGGGTTCTGCTCCCACAATTCGGTATCATAATAGCCCAAATCTGCCAAACCATCATACACAACATTAAAACTATCTGTTGATGTTAATGCGACGGTAGCGCCGGCAGTAACAGTCATTTCCCAACTACCGTTTACGTTCAATAGTTCGCCACAGGTACCATTCGTAACTACAATATGGAGATCAACGCCATATTTATCGTACGAGTAAGCATCAAGATAGATTGTGTACGTTGATGAGCCGACCGATCCCTCCAAATTGACCACTCTTTCGGTAAGCTCAACAAATTGCTCTTGTAGCGTTTGATATGTGGAGATCGAAACATAATTATTTTTCAAATAATTCAACGTTACGGGGTTGTATAACTCTATTGGATCTACCACTTTAAAAGTACCAAACTTATCGCGTATTGGAATAGTGTTTGGGGTTACGTGAGGATCATACGGTAACAAGACATCTTGCCCCGTTTCCGAAATAGCGTATACGGTGGATCCGGTAGCGCCGCGCGTAACCTTCAAAAGTAGCATATCATCAACGTACTTCTGATCGACGTCGTTTTCAATCTTTTTAATAATTTCTTCGATACTTTTTCGCGCGTCGGCGTCCTTTACTTTATACGCAACGCCGTCAACGATCAAATGACAAAAACATTTTTCACTCATTTTTCTATCCTCCTTAAATAGCAAGGGTTTCCGCGTCAGGGTCGTAATACGCTTCGTGCAGCTGCTCGATCATTGTTAGCATTTCGTTAACCAATGAAATAACTTCATTAACCTTTTTTGCAGTGCAGCCGGCAAGCTCTAACGCGGTCATAGCGTCTTCATTGATGATAGACGCGCGGCACGTAGCGGCGTATGCCTTTAGTCGCATAATCTCTTCATACATTTTAAATTACCCCCCATATTTGAGTTAATACGATAGGATCTAACGTCGTTGACGTGTGATCCGTTTTCGTCACAGTAATAACACCGGTTGACGCCGTGTGTAAAAACGTTTCCGTAATATTGGAATTGATAGTGAAGACTTGCGCGGCTTGATCAAACGTTAAACGCATTTCACGTACACGCAAAGTCGTATTAGTTTCAGCGTCCGTTATATCCGTTTCCCGGATAGCTACTACGCCGTTGTCTGCCGGGTACCAATCGAAAACGCCTTGATTTGCTCCCTTGAAACGGAAACGTAAATACCTAAATGGCGCATCTTCTGTAACCGTGATCCCGTGCGCGAAAGAGTTTAACGTGATCGTGCCGGGCGCCTTTACGGAGCCTTCCCAAAGTCTAACGGGCGTACCTTCCGGAAGCCGCTGCAAGTTATTCACGCCGCCGCTAACGTCCGTCGGACGTCCCGTTATAACGGTCTGCTCCGGGTAAAGATCAAATGCGATCTTATGAATATACGCGCTTTTTACGTCGTTTTTGTCGCGGCCTTCATACGTGCCGATATACAAATAACCATCTTTTTCAAAAATGCTTTCAATCTCTTTAATAGGCACATAGACCGATTTAATAAAGATACCGTTCCACGTATACACCATTACGCGGGATCCCGTATCATTATCAATAACGGCGCCGTATGCGTTATCCAATGCGACGTAAATATAATTATCGTCGGCATGGATCCCTTGACGTACCATCCCGTAAAAAGCATTTTGCGGTTTGATACGGTATGCAAATGTTTTATCACTATAATAAACGGATAAATAGCCGGAGCCCACCGTGCCGGTTATAAAGAGCTTGTTAACGGGATCATACGCAAGCCCCCATAAAGCCGTAGCCCATTCGAACGTATCAATATATGATAGATCCTCCGGATTTACGCGATAAATTGTCGCCGTGCTGCTACTATGCAGTACCCACAATTCACCGTTTACGATTTCGAGATCGTTTGCGTGTCCGTATACGTGATTTGTAACCTCTAAAACGATTTCGCCCGTAGCAAGCGAAATTTTCTGTAATTTCGTCGGCGCGTCGTCGGCAGCTACCAAAGCCCGGTACATATATTCACCGTCCGTGCAAGCGCCTTGCGGCGTATATACTCCGGTTATATCGTGGCGCAAGGCCGTTGCGGGTGAAACACTTACGGCAGCGTAGCGCGTTTCCCACGCTTGCGGGATCACCGCGACGGGCTCCGGGGATCCGCAGCCGCACGGGATCGCGTAATGCTCTAACGGTTTAATAGCATTCATTTAATACACCCCCAAAAACAAATTTTGCAATTCGTCAATGATCATCATATCAATATTTAATGTAATATCGCGCTCCGCTTGGATCATTTGTTGCGACGTGGTCACGCCGATATTGCCGTTACGGTGTGCCGTGTGCGTCAACTTGTTTTTATGCTCGCGTTCCGTGCCGCTAATATCCTCTTGCGCATTTGTCAAATACTTTTCCAAACGATCAACGGAGCCTTGCGGCGTGTCGCTGTATTTCGAAAGATTATTACCGGAGCCCTTTTCGGAGCCTTCCGTAATATCTTCACTCCCTTCCTTCATTGAATAGTTTTCAATAGGGTTATATTCGTACTGCGTTGTAGCAAAGATTTTTACGTAATACGGCATAACCTCCCGGAGCTTAACGTTAAGCTCAAATTTGAAACGTGCAGCCGTTTCAAATCCGATCTGCCTAAACATATAATGATCAATAATTTTTTGCTCCAGTTCGTGCCGGTGCTGCTCGTCCCAAATTTCAAAAGGCCTTTCCCGGTCAAAAATATCCATACCGCCGCATAACACATCACGCAACGTCATTGTGACTTGCGAATTACCGTCCGGCAGCAGATTATTGATCAAACGTGCTCTCATTATTCGTACCCCCTTCTAAAGGCTCTTCGCGTTGCGTTCGGAGCTCTACGGAAATATTTAAACCAAAGCGGGCGTTAATGCTTTCGCAAGCTCTTTTCCGGCTCTCTAAAAACATTTCCGCGCAACTGTCTATTAACTGGTTATTCGCGTCGGCTTCGCTTGTAATAAGGCGCTCCCGTTTATCCGTGTTCGCGTTATTGATACCCATATACGTTAGAGCCTCATTTAATATATCGTGGTATGCGTCCGTTAGTTCCGTCGTAAGACATTTTACGCCAGTCTGGAAGACTTCGAAAGCGTCCGCGATATTATAATTTTTGTCGCCAAAAATAGCCCACTCGTTATTGTCAATTTTATCAAGTACGGCTTTCAACGTTAAAACGCTTTTATCGTCCGTCTTTATGATAAACGGTGCTTTTAGCGTTTTAATATTTACGTCCCGCGTCCGGAGCACGTTATACAACTGATTGACAAAATAAAATACTACTTTTTGCGTTGGCAATCGCAGCTTATTATTTTCAATCAATACGCATTCGTGCGCGGGGATCTCACGCGTATAATTAAAGCCCGTCGCCCGGTACGCTAACGGATCCCCGTACACGTTAACACCTTGCCCCCAGCAGCACGGCAAGCAAAGAAAACCGTTTAACGGGTCTTCAAAGAATACCGCGCGGCCATCATCAAATAAAACGCGCTCAATATGGCGCTCTTCGATTGTTTCCGGCAAGCCCGTCCATTTGAATTGATTTAACGCAAGCAGCTTGAAACGGTCATATAGAAAATGTTCCGTTATGACGTTATCAAGGTCGCTTGCGGTCATTCGTTTTTTCGTCATATCAATTTAACCTCTACATTTTCATAACTATAATCCATAGGATAAAAATCCGTTTCGGAATAGTGCCAAAACGTAACGCCGTTATCGTAGATCTGTCGCAATATATGGATATATTGCTGCTCCATATCTCCAACGATATTAGCGCCAACCGTTTTAACGTAATTAAACCGTACGCGGCTTTTGGTATTCGGAACCTCTAACCGGTTAATACGGTAGCCGTACATATGCCAATATTGCGCAAGCTGTTCCGCAAATTCACAGCAAATCTTTTTCCGATAAAATGTAACGTATTGCGTATTATCGGCCAAATTAAACGAACAGTCATTAGGATTTTTCACCGTGTCCGGTAAATTTCTAATATCACTCTGTTTTGCGTTTTGACTTCTGATTAACGCTTCGTGATTGTTATACGCTTGAATACCGGAAAAGATCGCGTTAATACCGCTTGACGCAGCGCCGCCATAATTCTGCGTTGCTACGCCGCCCACAATACCGCCAAGCCCGGACATTAACGCACCCGTCATTCCCATAGCGGCATTTATAGAGCTATTCGTAATATTCGCGGAAATTTGATTGCGATTTTGTAGCATATACGTATAATAGGCGTCACTTAATACGGGTTGCTCCATTGGCAACGGCTGCGTTATTGAACATTCGCGGCCTTCCGGATCTTTACGATAGTTCTCAATATAAAAGCGCTGCGGATTATTAAAGCCCCACCCAAACACATTATTAACGGTTATTTTGTCGCCGCTAATATATTCGTTTTTAATGAGCGTCGGAGATCCGCGCCAATCTGTGAAAATATTGTATCGATACGGAAAGCAAAGCAATTTGCTTTCAAAGCGTCGATCACGTTCAATTTTACGAGGGTTTTCTTTACGTCTTCCCATTGGGCGGCCTGCGGCATTTCCCCGGAAATCCCTTCGAAAATATCCATTTCCGCCGTAATTCCGGCTACGTTTTTCGGTGTGATCTCTATGATCTTAACTAATTTTATTTCCTTTGATGTTACAGCGTCCTCAGAGGGATCTTTTAACGCAGTAATGCCAACTCTGCAATCACCATTGTTAGAGCTTGAAAATTCGAAAGTATCTTCAAAATCTCCAACAATATTATAATTAAGTGGCATATACGGGACATAAATAATCTGTTGTACGTAATTACCAAAAGCGGATTTACTCATAAAGTCCATAACTTCTTCAAAGTACGAAACAGTATCCGAAATATAACCTTCTTCCGTACTATGAAAATATTTGACCGTTACGGGAATAGGCGAGCCCTTCGCCGTATAATTAACGGGTAGCATATACACAACGTATGGTATAGGGTTTCCGTTAATTTTTGTCGTTTCGCTTGCTATACCCGCGCTAATCATTGCGGAATGATCCGTGCAATAAATTAAATAAAATCCGCGCGGCGTCTTATTATATCCGCGTTCGTCTTCCATTCGGTACGCTGCTTCTGTTACGTATTCGCTACCATAATTCAAACCCTCATCCGTACGACTGTAAATTGGTTTATGGTCAGCGTCCCACCGGTCAACGTGGCCTTGCGTAATATACGACGGTTTAACCTCATAATCAAAAAGAAAAGTCTGTAACACGTCAATCTCAAAATAAATTTTTGTGAGATCGTCGGAAACGTATTCACGATCAACGACAAACGCATAAAACCATTTGCCACCGGTGCGGTTTTGGTACATCAAATAATTGATGCCTTCGAGCTCTTCAAAGCTCTTTCCAACGCTTATATAGCGCCGATCACGCCGCACGTAACTATATTCCGTCAACGCGTATTTTCTTAAAGAGCCCCAAAAAGCAAGCTGCTCATTGGGGCTTTTAAAGTCAATAGTATGTTGATAATCTGGCGTAATCGGCGCGCGGTTAATTAAATATATCGTTCCGCGCGGCTCCGTCATATCTTACGCCCCCGTTACCGCAGCAGTACCAAAACGTACAGCGTTTACGTACTTGCTATACGAAAGGATCTGCCAAATATGCAGCCAATAGTTAGTATAAAGACCGTCGGGGTTAAAGAGCTGCGTCATTTCGTTTTTGACATCGAAAACCTTGAACCAGTCACGATCAACCAGCAGCGCATACGTGCCGCTATTGTCGGATCCGAAATTATCTACCTCTACAACCTCAACGCCGAGCTCTGCATACTTTGCACCAAAAATGGACGTATACAAATCTACGTCAATATGTGCGGGCAAATCCTTATTGATGAACAGCACAAGCCGGGATTTATCTGTAGCGGTTTTTACGTGTGCGGGATTGTACGCGGTCGCGGGGTACGAAAGATCCGCGATCGCCTTTTTAACCGTACGAATAAAGGCCTTGCACGCGCTCATATTCTCTGCGTCGCTTGCACCTTCACCGATAGCGGGAACGATATAATCAAAGAAATCACCCGCCGCAATACCATCCGCAAGCAGCTTTTTCATATGTTCGTATTCGTCCCACTCTGCGCCGGTGTAAATGCTGTTAAACTGCGCGGTGATGAAATTTTCAAGCGCTGTCGTAGAATTAAACGCCCGGATAACATCATCTTTATAAAGAGTAATAACGTATTTATCGCGGCGCTGCATACGGTAATAATACACTTCCACATCTTGATATGTACGACGCTTAAACGGGTTAATACCGCCTTCACCGGCGCCGCCTTCCTTATCGTATGCACCTTCCGCAGCCCGGAAAGAATGTACAAAAATATCTTCTACGTCCTGGCCGGTCAAAACCTTGCCGGATTTGAATTTCGCGAGCTTGTTTGTAAAAAGCGCGATCTGTACAATCGTCAGGCCGATTTTGTGTAGCAACGCCGTACAAAACTCATTATAAATATTGTCATACTCCGCAAATACGCGGCCGATATTGGCAATATTGTCTTTCGTGGCTGCGGGCACTCTGTCCGCATACTCCGTGGACGCGTTTGCGCGTACCTTGTTCAAAACGTCAATAGCATAACTCATTTATTTAAAATTCCTTTCATATTTTTAATTGCAAAATCTTCGATCGTTTCCGGATCCTCTGCCGGTGCGGCGTCTTCCTCTTCCGGGGTCTGCCCCATTTCAACTCGCATAAATAATTCATTATTGCGCCGCTGCAATAGTAAATTTGTTTTGCGTGTTTCTTCCATTTCGGCATTAACGCGCTGCATATCCTCTTCAAGCGTGGCAACTTGCTGCCGGAGCTCCAAAGCGTGATCGCGCACCTCGTCTTCAGTCATCTCCGAAATATTCTTCAATTTCTTCACTCCCTTTCGTCGTTGTGTGCATTTGTTTTGTTAGCGCTACAGTATTATCGATGATCTCGCTAAATTGGTTTAACGTGCTTTCGTCTGCCGTTGTGCCCATTATAGAAAAGAGATCTTTGATAAAATTCATTAAAAACGCCTTCTTTTCTTCTCCCGGCTTGCCATCATTCAAAATCTCGCTAAAGTTAATCAAATCCGGCATTATTTTTGTAATCACGCTAACAGCGTCCAAAAATAACGCCTTATTTGCACCTTTATTCTTAATTCCGTAGATGGTAGCGACTACCGTAGCCGCCGCGCCTAAAATCGCCGGTAAATAACGCAAAAGCTCTGTAAAAAACTCCTCCATTAACTGCCC